CAAAAGTTTATTTCACAAAACTTTGTTACGCCATACATCAACGACCAAGTTAAAAATAGTAGTCAACTACTAAGTCCAAAAGATTTTAACGCGACATCAACAAATCCATTAAAACTTAAAAGTTTGGATAACATTAAAAGTGTTATAAGTGCAAATACTACAAACGCAACAACACTTTTTGACACATATCCGTTTATTATTGATAGTTTTGCACAAAAAATGCAAGGTGCACCAAACAAAGACAATAGATATATAACAATTAATAGTTATGGGTTTAATGATAAAAAATTAGTAATTGATAATTTTTCAGGGCCAAGAATCACACCGTTAACCAGAAGACAAACAAGTACCTTAGGATATTCGGTTACTGAAACCACACACCAAAGCATTAATAATTTTTATAATACAAGATATCAAAACAACCTTCAAAAGTTTTACACTGAGGGAAATTTGACATACACAACGGATAACAATGTAACATATACACAAACAACAAGTTTATTAAACACACCTTATTTCATTAATGCGATTGTTGAATCGGGTGATTTATCTGGTGATGAAAAATATACAAAACTTGGATATTTGTTGTTAAACTCATTGCCACTTTCAACACTTCACGAAAAGTATACCGATAGCACTAATGGAACTCAAAGTGATTATATATTTGCAAATTTAAATAAATTTTCAGCAATACACGAATTACCATATGCGTGGATATTAAAAATGGGTTCAGTTTGGTACCGATATAAAAAATATGTTGAAAGTAATGAGGATATATTAACTTCCATTTGGAAAGATTTTGATTACAAAACAAATTACGACCCAATTACATCAGACCCAAAAAAAACTTATAAAATAAAATTTGACTCAAACTCACAACCACAAAATTTTACATTATTGGGTAACAAAATACAAAGTGGGTTCTACCCAAAAGTCATTAATAATTTTTATAAGATTTTTACAAATACTAATTTATTTGAAGTGTCAACATACGACGACAATACTTTTCCAAATGAACTAGTGATTAATCAGGGTAATACATACAATGGTAAACCCGAAGGACCAATTTTAAGTTATTATTCTTATCTCAACATCGTACAAGAATATGTTGATATTTTTAGTCCAAAATTTTCTGGTCATATTCTTTTATTCCCATCCGCAGGTGTACAACCATTTCAACAATCTTACTATGAATTAAGACCGTCAACAAATACAAACCCAATTACAGTTTCGGACGTTGAAGACTCTAACCCAATGTATAATGGTAGTGTTAAGACACTTTGGAACGCACCAAACTACGGTTGGTTTGATAATTCAAAAGTTAAAAAACCCACACCATTAGAATATTTAAAATATGTTAGAACAGGTACGACTGAAAATCAACCTGATTTTGATATTGGTTCAACATATAGCTCAATTGAAGATTTATTTGGTGTTTTTTCTAAAGACCAATTAGATTCTTTTGAAAATGAATTTAAAGAATTTTGTAAAGTTGGTGGACAATCAAAAATATTTCCACTTGAAGGTGACAACAAAACGTATTCTAACATTGTGAAATTATTAAAGAAAATGTTTTTAATAAAACATAATGGCGATTTTACCAATAATGGATTGGGTAATTTACAAGCGGCAAACATTAATGACGTTTTAGGAACATTTATTGGTATTAAAGTTTATTTTAAAAACGGTAACCCTAAAAAGTTTGATAGACAACAATTTGGATATTTCTCTAAAGACCCACAATACGTACCAGCCCAAACCTTCGATTATGGTGGACAATATGTTTCGTATTATCCTAATGACCCAAATCCATTACCAAGTGCTGGTGGAAAAAAAGTAGAAGAATCAAAAACAGCATATCCCGAAGTTTGGAAAACTCTCCAAGAATATGTCGGGTTTTCAACTATTGAAAATATTGAATATACTTTAACTTCAACAGTATATGATTTTTTTAGGGATAATCAAATTCCTTTTACAAGTGATAATATAAAATTATTATCTCCGTTAATTAGAATATATGCAACACAAAAGAAATTAAATTCCACATACAACCCTACAACATTTGCAACTGATATCACAGCAATTTTAAATAAGGCGGAAAAGCAACGTAATAGTATTGAACAACAGTTTAGAGGTAAATTACCGTCAGCATTATTGGGACAAAAACAAGAACAAACACAAGATGTTAATTCAAAATTAGATGGTGATATTATAAAACTTGAACAATGGGAATTATTTAAAGCGGTAAATGATAAATGGATATCTGGTAGAGATAGTAAAACCAAACTTTTATTTGATGAATTTTTATTTTTTGATAGGGCGAATCGTGACATTGGTGACGAGTTAATTATTAACACTGATACAATTAGAAAGTTTTGTACTTGGGACAACTCATCAAATTCTGTAATGTCGTTAGTAAGACAAATTGTCGCCGATAACAGAATGAATTTCTTTGTAATGCCGGCATATATAAACTTTTATGGTAAATCAACATCAAATAATACTGATAGAAATTCGTCAATTGTTAATAACGCTAATGATGTATTCAGTTCATTTACTTATGTTGATTATATTAATTCGGCACCAAAGTTTTTATGTCAATATATTGACAGACCGTCACAAACATTGTCATTAGATAACGACCCTAATTACCCATTTAAAAGTGATTCTTTTGATTTGGGTAACCCAACAAACAATCCCATACTTCAACAAGGTTCAACTAATCAAAAAAACAGTAATAAAGCGGTAGGTTTTGTTGTAGACTTTGGTTCAATAAATCAAAGTATATTTAAATCTGTTGATATTAACCAAGAACAAGGTGTGACATCTTCAGAACAAATACAAACAACAATTGACATGGGTAACCAAGGCTCGGGAAAGAAAACAATGCAACAAACAACATCGTTGTATGATTTTTATAAAAACCGTTCTTATAGTAGTACCGTCAAAACATTGGGTAACGTAATGATTCAACCAACAATGTATTTTGTGTTAAGACACATGCCAATGTTTAACGGAACTTACATTATTAGAAATGTTAAACACAGTATAAGTTCAGGTAGTTTTAATACTGAATTTAATGGACAAAGAGTTTCCGCAAATATTAATACAAAAGTATCTGACGACCTTGCTAGTATCAACGAAGACTTTTCCAAAAAATTATCAGACAAAGTAAAACAGTTTGTTAGTAATAATACATTGGTACCATTTGATAGTAATTCTAATCAGTATTTAACTGGCGACCAAGCAAAAGACTATGTTCTATCTGCAAAAACACCGTATCAAGGATTTATTGTTCAAACAACCGATTTATTAACCCAAGATTGTAGTGAAAATATTAATCCAATTTATGGGGCAATTGAAAAAGTTGATTTAATAACAAGTTCAATTACAGTAAATGAATTAGTGACACTCATTAATACTTCAACAAATGATACAGTATTAAAAACATATATGTTTTGTATGTTATACATGATGAAAAATGAAACAGATTTAGAGGAAAGTTTAAAATACAATCAAAACAATTTATATGGTGTCACTGTGGACATTAAACAACCTGGCGCAACTTCATCGTTAATTAAAAAGTATAGATGTTTAACAACAGGAGAAAATTTTGTTAGACCATTTGCAACATTTGATACTGTCAAAGATAATATAGACTTTATTAGAGATATCTATAAAGATAGAATAAAATCATATTTTACTGCCAATCTAAAGGAAGAAGAAACAGTAAATAAAATTATTGAATTATTCTATATGACTTGGTACACATCAGGAACGTTAACTCAAACATATACACAAAACTCAAACTATAATACTTGGCTTGGTAATGTCAGATGGGCATATACTCAATCAAAAACATTAGGTTTGTGATAAATTAAATAATCGTTATATTTATTAAGAAAAACAATATGAGTAATTTAAAAAATTTATTGGACAACTACTTACAGAAAGATACTGTAATCGCCGAAAAAGATTTGGGCAACGGATATAAAGAAGTTTGTGATTTACAAACTGGTGACTGTTATACTGTAAGATTAAAAGACGGTTTAATTGAAAGAGTGGATAACACAATGAAATTAAATAAAACATTAAGAGTTGAAACACCACAAGGTGTTAAAACATTATTAAACGGTTAATCATGGAAAACAAAGTTTCAAAAACAATATTAGAGGAATTAAAAAGATATAATCAAATCAACAGTTATATTGTTGAGCAAGACGCCGCGTTACCTCCACCCGCTGATGAAGACCCAACTGCGGCAGAACCTCCACCACCGGCACCCGATGATACTACATTAGGTGGTGCTACTCCACCTGAAGGTGAAGCGACTCCTGAAACAGGTGCTCCTATTGATATTAATAATGACCCTGATGTTGAGGAAATTGAAACTGGTGATTCAGAAGGTGGTAAGAATGATAGTAGTAGTGGTACCGAAGAGTTGGATATCACAGAATTGGTTACTTCACAAAAAGACATGCAGTCAAAGCAGGAAGAATACATGAATTCAATGATGTCTAAATTAAATGATTTAGAAAGTAAATTAGCTCAGATGGATTCAATCTTTGAAAAGATTAATTCAATTGAAGACAAAGTTGAACAATACAGACCAAAAAGTGCTGAGGAAAAAATGGAATTAAGGTCTTTAGATTCTGGTCCTTATAGTCAAAAGTTATCAGATTTCTTTACTGAAAAAGAACCACAAATGAGACAACAAGGTAAGGAGCAATATATTTTAACACCTGATGATGTAGAAAACTACGACAAGATGAGTGTTAGAAAATCTTTTGACCAAGGTTTACAAAACTAATTTGATTTCTGAAAAAATTGTGTTATATTTATCTTACATTAAAAGATAAAAAATACAATTATGATGACAGACAAAACATTCGATGCCGTTCTGGCGCAGTACGAACAAAACACAAAACCATTTGGTGACCAACCAATGATGTCACAAGAAGACAGAATGAAGCGTTATTTCGCGGCTATTCTTCCTAAAGGTGAAAACTCAGGACAAAGAAGAATCCGAATCCTACCAACTACAGATGGTTCATCTCCTTTTAAGGAAGTATGGTTCCACGAAATCCAAGTAAACGGTACTTACAACAAACTTTATGACCCCGACAAAAATGAAGGCGGACGTTCACCTTTAACAGAGGTTTACGAAGAACTTATGAAAACTGGCAAACAAACTGACAAAGATTTGGCTGCACAGTACAAAGCTCGTAAATTTTACATTGTTAAGGTTATTGACCGTGACCATGAAGAAGATGGTGTTAAATTTTGGAGATTTAAACACAACTACAAGCAAGATGGTATCTTGGACAAAATCATTCCAATTTGGAGAGCTAAAGGTAATTTGACTGACCCAAATGAAGGACGTGATTTGATTATCCAATTGGTTAAATCAAAAACACCAAAAGGAAAAGAATACACTTCAATTCAAACAGTAATGTATGATGACCCAAGCAAATTGTCAGAGGATGCTGAACAATTGGATTCTTGGAAAAACGACCTAACAACTTGGGCGGACGTTTACTCTAAGAAACCTGTTGAGTACTTAGAAGCAATTGCTCGTGGAGAAGTTCCACGTTGGGATTCAGAATCTAAAAAATATGTTTACGGTGATGACGCTACTGAAGTATTCGGTGGAACACCTGTGGACCCACAAGCAGGTATGTCACCTGACGAGGAATTACCATTCTAATAAACTAAAACACATCATGTGCGGTATCATGTACGGTACCGCACATGATTAATTTATATCATATATGGCTATTAAAAAAAATGATTTCAGCTCAGTAAAGAAAAAATTCTCTACTTCAGCAAAATATAAACCGCAAAGATTTTTTGACTTAGGTTCTGATTTCTTGGATGCGGTTGGACTACCAGGTCCTGCAATTGGACACTTAAATATGTTCTTGGGTCACTCAGACACAGGAAAAACAACCGCTTTGGTTAAAGCGGCTGTTGATGCACAAAAGAAAGGTATCCTACCTGTATTCATTATTACAGAACAGAAATGGTCTTTTGAACACGCAAAACTAATGGGTTTTGAATGTGAAGAAGTTGTTGATGAAGAAACGGGTGAATCAGATTGGGATGGATTTTACATCTTCAACAATGATTTTAATTACATTGAACAGATTACGGATTATATCAATAGTTTGTTAGACGCACAAGAAAAAGGTGAATTGGATTACAGTTTATTATTCTTGTGGGATTCAGTAGGTTCAGTTCCATGTAAGATGACTTACGATGGTAAAGGTGGTAAACAACACAACGCATCAGTACTTGCTGATAAGATTGGAATGGGTATCAACCAACGTATTTCAGGTTCACGTAAATCGGATTCAAAATACGAAAACACATTGGTTATTGTTAATCAACCTTGGGTTGAACTTCCTGACAATCCATTTGGTCAACCAAAGATTAAAGCAAAAGGTGGTGAAGCAATTTGGTTGAACTCATCTTTGGTATTCTTATTCGGAAATCAAAAAGGTGCGGGAACAAACAAGATTACAGCAACAAAAGACAAAAGAAGTGTTAAGTTTGCAATCAGAACAAAAGTGTCTGTAATGAAAAACCACATCAATGGTTTGGGA